GATCCAGAGGCATGACGAGGTCATACGCACCAAGTTTCTCGAACTGATCTGCCGACATGGATTCCATTAATTCATCAGGGTCAAGATGACCGACAAGTCGCGCAAGCTCATGCGCTAATTGTCCTCGTCGGTCAGTTCTGAGTTTCCCGCCATTGCTTCGACATCTTCATTAGCCATGCCGCATAACCGCTGAGCCACATCAACGATTTTCTCAATGATCATGGCAGACTGCGCCCCAATCGCCCCGACATCTTCCTGGGTGAAAAGCTTATTTCCCTGCTCATCACAGACGCATGCAACTATCAACCGTTCGCGAATTTCCTGCGTTTTTCGCTTATTGCGTTTACCGCTGGCCAGCGAAAACTGCCGCTCAAAACGTGAGCGGTCAGCAGCTGTCATCCCCTTCACCCAGACAGAGCCATCAAGCTCAGGGATGTGGATTTCCTCCATCGGAACAGCGACAGGCTTGAGCAGTGATTCTCGGCTTAGTGACACTATTAACGATCCTTATGAGTGCATGCCCCTGGCAGGACTCACTCTTCTTCATCATCATCTTCTTCGTCTTCTTCTATTTCGTCTTCGAATTCGCGCATCTCTTCCATAATGCGAGTATGAACCTGACGCATCGCTCCCTGCTGCGCCGGGTCCATCTCCTTAACTTTTTCACGGCACTCGTCATCCACGCATTCAGCGTGACCCGCATGCGCCAGCATATACGCCTGGGGATGCTCAATCTCAGTGCCTGCCGGGATAAACCGCGTGCCGTCTTCGATGACGCATATGTCATCAGCAGCAGTAGGCCCAGCCTCCATTATAAAAAGTAGGCGACACTTCATCTCACTCCCCCTCATTTATTAGGTAGGCAATCCTGGGTCACCAGTGATCTTTAGTGTGCTGCTGAATTTAAGACCATCAGTCATAGCTGCTGTAGTTTCCCAACTCACCCCTGCACTTCCAAAAGCCATTGCTGTTGTGCCAGAATCCGCAAAAATAATTTTCCAGTTCTGAGCTGCAGGAGTGGAGACCAGGTCCGAGATTGCTTGGTGGCCTGCTAATGCAGGGTCATAGAAACCCGACAGAGATACCTCCCCACCCTCAGAATATCCAGTCTGGGAATAGGTTTTAAAAGTTCCTGAATCCAGAGTTGTTGTTTCATAAGTCTCGGATTCTCCGCCAGAGTAGCCCACATCTGTTAACTGGGCAACTGCGGTATAAGTAGAAGAAATCTCCTGCTGCAGGACGGTCCCTTTGCTAGCTACTAATGCCATTGCTTTTTCTCCTTATGTTCCCATTACAGGGAGGTTAAATTAACAAGCTTGCAGAAGATCCTGCTACACCCGTCCCACGCGACCCGTGACGATTTTCCTCACAATGCGTTTTTTCATTAATTTGAAGAACTTTTTTTTCATTACTCTTTTTGCAACCTTAGCCGCCGTACCACGGCTCTTCATGTACGCCTTCTGGACCGGCCGGGGCTTTGTGTTCCTGCCCCACATCTTCCCCCTGGATGCGCCAGTCTTTGTGTATCTTTGACCAGTGCCAATGAACCACCAATGAGCGTTTCGTGTCGAGATGCCTTTTCCTGATGTTTGCCCCCCACCACGCACCTGCTTGTCCTGCGGCTTTCCGGCCTTACCACCGACCTTCGCCCAAACTACATCAGGGTCTGAAGATCTCTTAAACGCTGCACCAGTGGTAGCACGCACGCTTGTTAGATTGTTACCAGGTTTGGTAACTCCTGTTCTAATATTATTCCTGATCGCCTTTTTCAAAACCTGAATGTATGCCCTCATACCTGCCTTCACTGCAGGTCTGGCTACTGCCGTACTGATTATATTGAGGTTTTTTATTGTCTGATTAACACCCTCAATATCGACCTTGATGTTCCAGTATCCCTTTCCCCTAGCCACGTAGCTCGTCTCCTGCCAGGTCAAAACCAGTCGGCTGGCTGACTTCATAGGCGGAAGCTCCATCCTTTCGACTGCGAATCTGATACGTAGTCCTGCTTGTATCAGCCCAGTCCCATTCCGTTTCACCCACGTCCATCGCTTCAACAGACCAGGTGTATGTTGTTCCGTCAATCACCCTGACAATGATGTCGCCACTGGCTGGAACAAGGCCAGCAAGATCTGAAACCTTGATCAGCCAGTCAGCAACTTCGACAACCTGTTCAGTGTCACCGATATCGATATTAGATTTACCAGTACCAGCCTGAACAGCATTGCTAATTGTCAGCGTCGTCGCACCCTGAGTATACGTGACAGACGACCCGGCTACAGTCCGGATCGCTGTCATGCTTGCCTGTAAAGCTTTCTCAAAGTGTGATGACATTTAAAACCTATTAAGCCTCAACGGCCTCGGTCTGCACGATTGCGTCAGTCGTTATAATTGGAACCCCAAATGCTTCCGTTGGAAATGGACTGGGGGCACCCGTTATATTTGTCGCAGTTCGTGACTGCTGCAAGTCCTTCAAACTAGTCCTGTTGCAGATCATTATGTCCGGTCCCATGCCACTTGGAAACTCGCTCAACAGTGAACTGATGAGGTCGTCCGTTAGTGGTTTAGAGTCCGTCGCATTGTTGATATTGCAAATACGACCTGCTGAGTACTTTCCGCCCATTTGCAGGCCAATCAGCATGCTGGCAGGCGTGTAGTAAACAGGATAATTGGCATCATTTGCTTCAGTGACTATTGTGTCACCAAGGGTAATGCCACGAGAAAATGGAGTCACCATTTTCACATCATTAAAACCGGTTCTGAACGCCCACAATGACGACATCTTACTGGATGTTGATCCAGCAGCGGTGACAACCATGTCATCAGCCAGAGCATCATAGTTCGTGTTTGTCAGGAAACCTGCAAACCCGGCTGAATCCCCTGGTGACGTGGTTGAATAAATAATCTGCTGCTCGACCTTGAATAGTGCTGCGGCGAGATGCCGAACACCCTCACGAGCGATCAGATCTTCCGGCCCCTGCCGCCATGCATTAGCAACAGCGAAATCGACCCGCCAGCTAAAATCAAGAATCGTGCAGGCCGCACTGACTACTGTGTCAACCGAATGGTCATAATCCCGACCCGCGTTTGCAGCACGGAACCCAACCACCGGAGCCCCAGTATACGTGTTGTATTGGTGGGTTTCAGACCCATCGCTGGTATCAGAAATTGGCAACCGAGAAACCAGCGGAGATCCGTTAAGAACCTCACTTGTTTCTGTTTTTGATACATCAAGTGCGTCTGAGACGAAATCGGCTACTGTGAAAAGATCATTAGCCACGGGACAACCTCCTTTTGAAATTTATAGCCTGTAAATTACAGACTAGTTGTAGGATCGCCCCTGAATTCGGATGCGATTATTTAATGACTTTTCTTTTTCAGGTGCGTTGTCACCATCAGCGAAGTCAACGTCGCTGTCTTCTCCTTGGTTAATCGAGGAAATGACTTCCTCAAGTTCTCCAATTTTCGCATTCAGCAATTTCACTTCATCTTGAATTTTCATCAGGTGCAGTTCCATTGCTGTTTCATACTCGATCTGATCTGTAAACCATTTGGTGCCATCTTCAGCACCAAACTTATCTACAAACCGATCAAGCTCAGCGGTGAAGTCTTCCCGCGTCGGCGGAGTCTCAACCACTGCTTCGTCCTTACTAACGTCAGCCACGGGATCACCGTCTTTCGTTATCGACAATTGATGACGCTTTAAAAATCGTTGAACAAAGACCGACAATCGGTCAGGGTCAACGCCAAAACATGACACGCCAGGCCTAGCGTCTGAAAGACCTAGCGCGTATTCCATTAGTTTTTCGCCCTGTTTCGCAGCTTCCTGTCCACGCTGGAACATACCTTCAGGATTCGCGGCAGGTGAATCAACAACATCAGCAGCCCGTAATTCACTTAACCGAGCATGCTTGAAGTTGTTTTTATTGTCCTCGTCTGGCGATACGTAGCGGTTCCCTGACGTGTTCTCGATAACATGATCTTCCTCTTCGATTGGATCATGCTCGAACACAATACTC